TGCAGACGAATGACGGCATTATGGGTATGGTGCTGACGGGTGTGGCTGAAACGGGCTATACGCTGGGCACTCCGCTGCTTGTTACCGGCCTTGCCAACCTGGCATCACAGCATATAACGCAGACGAACAATCCATTTGCTTACCGGCAGATAAAGGAGTTTTATGACCAGGCGGCGAATGGCGCACAGCTGTATGTGATGCTGGTAGCCAATACGATGACGGTGGCATCTATGGCCGACAAGACCAATAACAATGGCGCGGTGAAGCTGCTGCAATATGCGGCCGGGGCAATAAAGGTGCTGGGGCTGATGAGCGACGACACTACAGTGACGGTATCGGCTACGACAAGCGGCCTGAATGATGATGTGGCCACGGCGATAACCAATGCACAGTCGCTGGCTAATACCTATGCGGGAACACAACAGCCACTGCGCGTGGCAATAGGTGGTACGAGCTACCAGGGCACGGCGGCGACGCTGACCAACTATGCCTCTACCGGGGTAACCAACCGGGTGGCGGTGGTGGTGGGCGATACGCAGCCATCGAGCGAACATAGCGCGGGCAAGGGAGCAGCTCTGGGCCTGCTGCTGGGCACGCTGGCCACTGTGCCAGTAATGCGGAAGGTGAGCAGAGTAAGGAGCGGCGCGCTGACGAATACGGCAGCTTACCTGAAAACAACTGCGATCACGGACCCATCGATAAGCAGTGCTCCGGCAACGATAGCTGGCAAGGGATTCATAACCCTCCAGAACTATCCGAACAGGAGCGGCTACTACTGGAGCGGCGACCCGACGCTGGTGGTAACGACGGATGACTATGCTATGCTGGGACGCGGCAGGGTGATAGATAAAGCTCAAATACTGGCTTACAATACCTTCCTGGATGAGGTGGATGATGAGGTGCCGGTGAACAGCGACGGCACGATGGACGCGGGATTCTGCAAATGGCTGGCTCAGCAGATCGTGAACCAGATCAATAATACCATGACTGCGAACCGTGAGATCAGCAATGTGGTATGCTTTATAGACCCGGCACAGAATGTACTGAGCACTAACAAGGTGAATGTGGTACTGAAGATCACGCCGGTGGGCTATGCTACGGATATAGAGATAAGCCTGGGCTTTGATAATCCAGCTGCGTAATTGATTAGCTAATTAGCTGATTTGATAATTAGCTAATGGTATTGAATAACGTTTAAAATTCATTTTTATGCCATCAATAAATTTTTTTGACAGTAAGGAGTGCGAGTGGGCGGATATGACGGTTATGTTCGCCGGATCGCAGCTCACGAAGATCCGTGGTGTACAATATAAGGCAATGCAGGATAAGGATGCGCTGCATGCGGCGGGCAATGAGCCTATAAGCATACAGCGAGGAAACCGTAGCTATGAAGGACAGATAAAGGTGCTGAAGGGCGCCCTGGATGATATGAACGATGCGGCAATACTTGCCGGCGGATCTGACATCATGGATGTTCAATTCGACATCGTGATCACCTACAGAGCCAGGGGACAGCGTGGTCTGCAGACAGACACACTGCAGGGTGTGGAAATAAAGGAGTTTGAGAAGGGCTGGGAGCAGGGAGCCAAGAACATGGATGTGACACTACCAATCTGCTTCATGAAGCTGATCACAGTTTAACCAGGTTTTTTAACTGACTTTAAAATAGATTTTATGCTAAGGACATTTTTATTATTCCGCGATGCGGGCGGCCCGGAGCCGACGAGTGGTGCGGCACCATTGAATGGACAGGTAGACCAGGCGCAGATCGACGCGTGGAAAGCTAAATACCCGATGGGTATCTATGCTTTTGAGATCAATGGCCAGATAGGATACTTTAAGAATCCAAATAGGAAAGAAATAAACTGTGCACTGTATAATGCGGTGCCGGAAAGCCCACTGAGCTCGTATGAGGAGCTAGCTAAGCTGACGTTCCTGCCAGGGCAACCCAATACCACCATGCTGGACGATGATACCATCTACAGCAGCCTTATGGCTTGTATGAAGCTGAAGTCGGAAACACTATCCGGGAAGCTGGTAAACTTATAGAGGAACACCGGAAAAACCCGGAGCGGGGTTCCCTCTTATACCTGGAGAGCTTGTTCATGATGAAAATGCCGGGATTTGACTTCAGGAATGCGAGCGATGCTGAATACGCAATACGAGCTGCGCACCTGTCGGACATAATGGAACGAGAATCCGGAAAAGACAAATAGAGAGGCTGTTCCATAGTATATGGAACAGCCTCTAACATTTAACCCCAACACCTAAAGGGCAAACAATGAGCACACTGCAGTTTAAACTTACACTTCTTGACTTGATGAGCGGCGGCTTTAAGCGGGCTGGCATCAATGCGGGCAGTGTGTTCAGCGGTATTGATAACCGGATAGGGAGGACGCAAAAGAACCTTGCCAGCCTGGCCAGCCCTATAAGGCTGCGGATAGATGATGGCGAGCTGGAGCGGGCAAAGAAAGGGGTGGATGACCTGAGCAGCAAGATGCGCAATATGCCCGGCGGCGGCGGTGGTGTGAGCACCGGTAGCATATTCAAGGGCAGCTTTTTGGGCGGATTGGCGGAGCGGGGCGTGGAAAGGGGATTTGATACCGTTAAGGAGTTGGCCAAGAGCACGCTGGAGGCAGGGATGGATGCGGAGCAGCAGCTTATAGGGCTTACAACCTTCCTGGGCAAGGATAAAGCAAAGTATTGGTATGAGAAGCTGCAGAAGGATAGCGGCCTGACACCATATACGACGCAAAATATACTGCCGGGCATGCTACAGCTGATATCGGCCGGTAAAACGCCCGAGAAATCGCAAAAGGATCTTTGGAGCCTGATGAATGCGCTGAGCGCGACGGGCAATGCGGGCAATGCTTTTTCGCTGGAGCTGGGACAGAGCCACCTGGCACAGATGGCGGCAGTGGGCAAAGTGGATGCCTACTTCATGAAAGAATTTGAGCGGACGCTGCATATTCCTATGACCAAGCTGCTGGCCGACTATATGAAGGTACCGATGGCTAAGATAGCCGATTGGAAGGAGAGCGGCGAGCTGAAGGACCATGTGACCTATGATATGTTTGTGGGTGCGCTGGAGAAGGCATCGAAGGCAGGAGGCATGTTTGCCGGTGCATTGGAGGCGCAAAGCCAGACGATAAAAGGCAAATGGAGCACCATAAAGGACTTCTGGAATATAGGCCAGGCTAAGGCAGTATTGAACCCACAGACGCATGAAAATATTATCCGGCTTGAGGACAGGATGCTGAACTGGGTAAAGGGATTGCCGGAGCTGGTGGAAAGCTGGGCGCCCAGGATAAACCAGCTGTTTGACAAATTTGAAGAAGTGCTGCCATCGCTACAGCAATTTGGCAGTGGCCTCCTGGATCTGCTGAAACCTATCGGCAGCATTCTGATCAGCGATGGATTTATAAAGTTTGGCAAGGGTTTGCTGGATTTTGCCAATACAATAGAGCAAATACTGCTGCCACCGATGAAGCTGCTGGCAGCCTCAGCCCAGGCGTTCGTCGATCTACTGCCAAAAGGCAAGGAGACCAAGGAGCCGCAGCACCTAGCGTATGTATGGGACAGCGGCGGTGTGAAGGGAGGGATTGTAGACCCGGCACGGCAAAAGGCATTGATGAGCAGTTTGACGCTGCGGAACATGAGCCTTAATTCTGACATTCATTTCTTTAATAATGCCGCTCAAATAGATTCCTTCAACCGGGCGCAGCTGACGACCGGTAAGGGCTTTGGCGGCCAGATCACTCAGATACTTGGTAAGATAACGCTACCATTCCTGCAGCAGAAGTCGGAAGCGGAGAAGCCAAAAAAGGCTGAGGAGGCTCAGAATGTGAATGACAGCATTGTAAATGGCGGCCGAAAGGTTATCAATATCAGCTTCAAAAATTTTGTAGAGAACCTGAATAATAATGTGACGAGCAAGGCCGACGGGCAGCGGTGGACGGTGCAGGAGCTGAGGGGAATGATGCTGGAGGTGCTGGCTGGTGTACCTGCATAATAGTGTTGAAACTGGTTTTAAAAATGGATTAAATCATGGCAATAAGTGTTGGAGTTACTGATCTGCTGAATTTCCTGTGGGGAGAGGATCCGTTCGATCCGAATTTTGCCAAAGTGGTGGATGGGACCGGCAGAAATCCGCACGGCATTACCAGGCAGGATCAGGGAACATATGGCAGCGCTTACTATGGCCAGGACCCGGTGCTGGGCCGTGAATATTATCTGCCAGTAACCATAAGCTACGAAGAGAATACATCTGGAAGCGATACGGCAACCCTGAAGGTATGGGAACTGCCGAATCCGCTGGTATCGATAACTCACCGGAAGTTTATTGTAGAGACGCCACTGACGGAGCGGAGGGGGACGGTGAAGGAGCTGATACAGGCGATGGACTATGAGATATGCATCAGGGGTTTCATGGTAAACAAGAAGAATGAGCTGCCGGAGGGAATGGTGAAGACGCTGGCGCTGATAAATGAACTGAATGTGGCGGTGAGCATCAGTAACCCGATAACAGACATTTTCCTGCTGCGGCCGGACAGAAGCGGAAGCGACCAAGTGGTGATACGCGAGCTGCGCCTGCCAGAGGTACGGGGAATAAAGCATGTGCGGCCCTATGAGCTGTACCTGGTGAGCGATGAACCTTTTAACCTAATAGATATTTCGTAATGGCACTCTTCAGGCTAAATAGCGACATACAGATCGGGACCTTCCGTTTTAGCGGAGTGGAGGAGGTATGTATCAAGCGCAGCCTTCGGAATTACTGCGACTATGCCAAGATCAGGATCCCGAGCATTGCCAAAGTGCAGAAGGGCAAGGTGCAGCCGGACGGCAGCATAAAGATATCTGCTGGAGCTTCAAGGGAAGTGATCACCGGCAAGATGTTCACCGACGGGGACCCGGTGACCATAAAGCTGGGCTATAATGGTGAGATGCATGAGGAGTTTCGGGGGTTTGTGAGGCGGAGGAATCTAGCGATGCCACTGGAAGTGGAATGTGAAGGATATGTGCGGCAGCTGCGGCTCGACGTGAACCTGAAAAAGGACCTCACTAAGGGCGTGAAGGTGAAGGATCTGCTGCTGATGGCCTGCCAGGGCACAGACATAAGCGTACAATGTCCAGTGGATATGACCCTAACCGGAATAACGCTGTGGAATGCGAACGGGGTACAAGTACTGGAACATATTAAGCGCTGCAGCGCCGGCGCACTGAATATCTTCTTCCTGCAGCCTGATGTGCTTTGGTGCGGACTGGTATACACGCCGTACCTCGCTGGATCCATTATATACAATCTGCCGACGGTGAATTACCGGCTTGGATACAATGTGGTGAAGGATAATGGCCTGCGCGAGCGGATACCCAGTGAACCAGTACAGATAATCATGAATGGGAAACTGGTGTCTGGTGACCTGGTAAGAACGGCCAGCAAGGACAAAACGGCCGCCTGCAAGGTGAAGCACCTGATGAACAATGTGAAGGAAGCAAGTGTGCTGCAGCAGTTTGCGCAAGAGCTGGAGTACAACAGGAATTATATAGGGTATGAGGGCTGTATCAATGGATTCCTGCAGCCTTACGCATTGCCTGGATACAATGCCAACATTGTGGATGCCCGATATCCTGAGCGTAATGGAGTTTATATCATAGAAAGCACTGAGGTGATCTTTGGTGTGCGTGGCGCAAGGCGCAGGATAGAAGTAGGACCCAAACTGGGATAAAAAATGCTTGAAGACGATAAAATATCAGCGGAGTTAAAGCGGATCACTCATTCGGGTGATAGGTCCCGGCAGACCGTGATGAGCGGCAAAGTGCTGAGCGTGGACGAAGCAACGATGGTGGCCATGGTGGTGCTCACGACGGATAGCAGCAGCGACGGATCTGCAGATGATGACAGCACACCGGTACCATGCCAGCTGAATGTGATCGATGAAAATTCAGATGGGTTTTACCTGGTGCCGGCGGAAAAAGCAGATTGCGAGGTGGCGGAGATCGACGGCCCTGGGAAGTGGAGCATAGTAAGGGCGAGCAAGTATACGAAGATCAGCGGGAAGATAGGTGGCCAGAGCTTTAGCATGACGAGCGACGGGTTTGTGTTCAATGGTGGGAGCAAGGGCGGTGTGCCCCAGATCAATGAACTGAAAGACAATTTAGAGGCGCTTAGAGACTACATTAAAAATACTTTGGAGCCGGCAATAAAGAGCACCATTAACGCTATTGGCGTCGGAAGCGGCTCAAATGCTCCCGCGGCGGTGATCAGTACCTGGACACCCGCTGTTGCGGCAAAGGATATCTTCTTTGAAGATATGGAGGACAAAAAAGTTAAACATTAAAACCATGGCAAGAGAACAAATAGACATAATGCTCGATGATACGGAAGACCTGTTTGTGGACAGCGTATCGGGTGACTTTGCCATGGTGGAATCTACCGGGCAGCACCAGCGCCAGCTGATCCTGAACAACAAGGGAGATTTTAAGGAGTTTCCGGATATGTGCGTGGGCGTGGAGAACTATATGGACGATGAGGGTAAGAGTGCGCTGATCAGGGCGATAGCGATAGAATTTATGCAGGACGGAATGGATGTGAAGGACCTGAGTCCGAATGCTGACAGCGTGGCGGACAGTACGGTGAGAATATTTGAAAATGCAGTTTACCGATAAATAACAAAAATCCAATGGCGACGACAATAACAGTAAAACCGAATCAGAGCATGCAGGACGTGGTGGTGCAGGCATGCGGGAGCATGGAAGCAGCTGATCAGTTTTGCGAGGACAATGGTGTGAGTATTACCGATATTCCTGCCGTAGGGACCATATATACCGTGAGTGATGCGTCGCTGGCTGCTGCGGGTAATGTAGGTGCTGGTGTGCTGCAGTCTTATAAGAAAAACGGTACGGTGGTGGGCACACTGGGGAATAATCCGCCCTGTGATCCGCCGACGGTGGCGCCGGTAGATTTTACTTCGGGCGGGCATACGATTTCTGAGGGTGATACCATGACGCTGGTGTGTGCCACTGGAGGGGGAGTATGGAGCAGCAGTGACGCTGGTGTGGCGACGGTGGATGGGGATGGCCTTGTGACGACTGTGGCAGCAGGTGACGTGACTATAAGCTATACAGTGACGAGGGACTGCGGATCGAGCGCATCGAGCACTTTTGACATTACGGTAGACGCGGCGCCGCCGGTGGGTATGACGATGGTGCTGAACCCGAGGCTGAACTGGAACCTGACGAGCGGGACGCCTCCAGCGACGCTGACCTATTATCCACTGCGCTTGCAGGCGCGGCCGGGAGGAGCTGGTGTAGGCTTTGAGCATGTGAATACATTGAATACAGGATGGCCGGGTAGCGTGACTGCAGGAAGCTCTAAAGAAACAGACTGGCTGCTGTCTGGGTCGATATTGACACAGGCTGAACTGAGCGGAAATCCGCAGACTGCTATAAACCTGAACTGGCACATAGATTATTATGACCCGGCTCATCCGGCAATAATGATGGTATTCTTTGATGTGGAGGGAACATCATTGACTGTAGACCCGCTGAAGTTTAAGGACATCCTGGGCAATACAGCATATGCGGCTCCGCTGATATGCCTGGATACCACCAGCCAAGCGATATTATCGCCATCGCCACTGATAGCTGATATCATAGTGGAGCTGGTGAGCAGTACCTCAACGCATGCAACGTTGAGAATAACCAGGAGCCATCCTACTTTCCCAACGTCCGGACCGTTGAATGATTTTAAGTCGTATGTAATGAAATGGACCGATGATGCCCTGGGGGGGACGCCTGACCCATTGGACCCAACCAATGATAATAAGACCATAGTGACGGTGCCGATAGGGACTTACAATTTTGGCGTGAATGCTACTTATACCAATACGGGACTCTCTATAGATTATCCGAAGAGCAGGATAACGTGCTGCGTTGAAGTGAGTTAACAAATTCCAAATAACAAATTCCAAATAATAAGTGATATGGCACGGACGATAGACGAAATACAACAATCTATAATCGATGCGAAGAATGCCGACCCGATGCTGTCGGGGCTGACCTCCACGAGCCGCAGCGCTATTTGGCGGCTGTGGACGCGAGTAGTGGCCTTCTGCCAGCAGAAGCTGGAATCATTGTTTGACGCCCATAAGAGCGAGGTGAATGGGATATTGGCGACGCAGCGGCCACACAGGCCGCAATGGTATGCTGAGGTGGCCAAGAAGTTCAGGTTTGGAGAGGCGCTACCAGCTGATACGGATACTTATCCGGATGATGCTGCGCCGGGATCGGAGATAGTGGCGTATGCTGCGGCAGTGGAGCTGACGAACCTGCTGCGTATAAAGGTGGCAAAAGTATCGGGCGCTGTGCTGGCGCCGCTGAGCACGCCAGAGCTGACGGCTTTCAGCGCCTACATGAACAGAATAAAGGATGCGGGGGTGCGGCTGCAGCTGACCAGCGGCAACCCTGACAATCTGCGACTGCAGGTGAATGTGTATTATGACCCGCTGGTGCTGGATAATACGGGTGCGCGGCTGGATGGCACTGCGGCATCGCCGGTGAAGGATGGTATCAACTTCTTCCTGAACAATTTGCCCTTTAACGGAATTTTTGTGACGAACGACCTGATCAGGTATGTGACCGAGAATGTGGAGGGGGTAGAGATTTTCGATATCCTTGCCATACAGGCAAATTATGGGTCGACGGCTTTCGTAGCTTTTGATCCGCAGTATATACCGGACGCAGGATACATGGTGCTTGACGCAGCTTATTTTGATTCGATGGTGGGCTTTTTCCCGAGGTAATGAGTTTTTAAAAGAAATTGATATGCCTTTATTTGATGTAGATTATGGGAGTGCCGGTAGTGGAACGCCGGATATCACCTGGCAGAGTATGCCGGTGCGGCTGCGCAGGGAAATACACTGGGCCTGGCTGAAGGCATTGATAGCTCCTACAAAATGGCTTTATAATATCTTCAAGACTAATCGCACCAGGAACCTGTATATACTGGCACATAACAGCCAGGTATGCTTTCTGGAGGCGGTGCTGAATGATACATTCGACCCGGTGGGACGCGGAATATATATCAGCGATGGTCCTTTTTTTGACCCGGACTTTATTTACAGAGATGACGAGGATAAGCCGCTCTTCATAGACCTGGACAGCGAAATAGGCTCTCACATTATACCTGATCCGGACCCGGTGCCACTGTATACCGATGACGAAGTTTTTTCATTATCGTCTTTCTCCTTTATCATCAATATTCCGGTAGCGGTGGTGTTTGACCCCGATCGCCTGGGGGCGCTTGTGAACTTTTACAAGCTGGCGAGTAAAATGTATACGTACGTAACTTATTAAAACGATTATATGAAAGCATTTGATTTTTCAAAACCAGGTGGATTCCCGCTGACACAGAACAGGCTGGATTATATGCAGCAGGCCTATACCGAAGCGATCAGGCTTCTGTGCGCCAAGAATGGAGATACCGTGGGGTCTTACTTGGTGAGTGGCCAGATCACCAGGACTTATACGGGTACAGGCACCATTTATAATTATGCAATAACTGACGGCTTAGTGCTAACGGCTAACGAAGTGTTTCGTGTAGTGGGAGGCACTCTGACGGGTGTTGACATCTCAACAGATGCTCCATTCCTTGAAGTAACCCGCACGTCTTCAACACTGACTTTCAATGACGGCTCGACGCCTTCGGTGGTGAAGGATGTGACTTTGTCGCTCGTGAGCCATCCGATATCTACACCGAATGATGCGACGCATTTCAACATCAATGCTCTGTTGCAAATAGGCGTCGAATCGAGCTTCACGACCATCACGGTGTCTACTGGTGGTTTTGGCAACGTTACCGGAACCATAAAATATCGGAAGAACTTTGCAAATAACCATCTGCATATTAAGGGCAGCCTGACCGTGAATACTCCAAGTACACTGGGTGGAGCAACGTCGGGCGCCTTTTTGAGCTTGGCGACTCTCGATGCAGTATATCTCCCGAGCCAGATAGCACACTTCAAGGTATTTGTGAAAGGCATCCCTTATAAGCTGAATGATGATAGCGTAGAGTACCTGCATGACCTGAACGGCTGGATCGATCCGGGAACCGGTTTCCTGATCATCAACTTCAAAAAGCCGGATGCGGGTGTGACGTCGTATGATGTGTCGTTCAATACGCTGATACCGCTGGATTAGCGGAGAGGCTCTGTAGGTGGGGAAAGCAGGCAAGCGAAAAAGTCACCAAATACAGAGTATATATGAAACCCGCGATGACGTACTATGGAGGCAAGCAGAAGCTTGTGTTTGCCATCCTTCCGAAATTTCCAAAGCATGTATTGTATAATGAGCCGTTCTGTGGTGGAGCGGCTCTTTTTTTTGCCAAGGAGCGCAGCGAGATAGAGGTGCTCAATGACCTGAATGCAGAGATAATCAACTTTTACAGAGTGATTAAAACGGATTTTATCAGCCTTCAAAAGAAGGTTAACATCACGCTTCACAGCCGGTCGCAGCACAGCGACGCATCGGTGATCTACAACAATCCGCACCTGTTTGATGACCTGGACAGGGCATGGGCTGTATGGGTGCTGGCCAGCCAGAGCTTTGCCTCGATGATAGACGGCAGCTGGGGATATGATAAGGCCAAGAATACGACCACCAAGAAGATCATGAATAAAGGCGTGCTCTTCACAGAGGATTATGCGATACGGCTGCAGAATGTGCAGCTGGAGTGTGCGAATGCCCTCTATATCATCAAGAGCCGGGACCATGCCGAGGCTTTCCACTATTGTGATCCGCCGTATTTCAATAGCGACTGCGCTCATTATGGCGGCTATACGGAGCATGATTTTGAGCAGCTGCTGCAGGCGCTGGCGGAGATCAAAGGGAAGTTCCTGCTGTCTTCGTATCCATCGGCTGTGCTGGAGAAGTACGTAAAGCGGTATGGCTGGCGCCAGGAACGGGTGGAGCAGCGAGTGAGCGTGAACAAGGGTGCGGGGAAACTGAAGATAGAGTGCATGACGTGGAACTATGATTTGCCATAAAACAGAACCGGGGGTAGAAACCCCCGGTCTTTCATTAAATTACACCAAGCGTGGAAACACTTTAGCCCTCTTTTTGAAACATTCGTGATCAGGCTTGCCGGCCTGTATGATATCTTAACCCTGAAAGTGTGCTGGTAATATT